TCCACCCTACTTAAAACAGTGACGATTCCACAATATCCTCTTCCCCACTGTCATCATGAACAACTCCCGATTGTCCAGAATTTTCTGTATTTTGAATATCTGCAACAAGCGCATTATCCAAAATTTCTTTGATTTCTTCATCACCATATCCTAGATAGGTGCGCAAATTATATTCCGCCTGCTCTTCAGAACTACGCCCATCAGTGCGACGAACACCACGAACTTCCCGCGTCTTACACCAGTGCAATTCAAGCGGGCCTTGTGCGGACTGTTTAGAAGCAGGGGCCGAACGAGCAACCGATTCATTAGCCGAATAGCCACGCCGGATAAGCTCATTATTGAGTGCTTCAATTGCATCAACAGTCGAAGATGCATCAGTATCAGGATTGATTGAGAGAGTAAGATTGAACAGGAGTTTCTTCATAAGATTTTTATTATACACTAAGTTAAGATTAAGTCAACCGCTTTACTTCTTTTTATTTTTTAATTTTGATTTTTTCTTGCGAGTGAATAGTGCATCAGGTGTAAGCAAGATGATACTAATTCCTTGATCCAGAATTAAACGCCACGGGGAGTTAATCCATTGATTCGGGCCGGTATTATGATCTGCAAACAGATAAGGATATGCTAACTCTCTCACTCGGAAGATACGCCCCGCCGCAACTTTCCCTTCTGTATAGCATTCTTCAGTAGCCAGAACAGTAAACAAGTCACCATGTTTTAGTTTAGTTAAATCTGCAATGTTAGGATTCATTTAGCTATTATATATTAGATTAGCGATTAGTCAAGAAATCCTTTTGCTGCAATCAGAGAGAGGTATTGCTTACCACGTTTAGTGGTTTCCATTCCACGGGGGGTGATGGCAAGGAAATTAACTTCAGGGGAAGTCAAATATCCCTTGAACATACGCAATTGCGAAGGCTCAACACTTGGTACAGTAGCAAGGAATTGATTATCCTTGATTTCGCGATTGACACCCATTTGCAGCAATTGAATTTCTTCCGCAGAAAGACCTTTGGGGAAAAGTTTCATGAGACGAAGAACGCGCATAGTATCGTTCATAGTCAAAGGGCGATCATTACCAATCACCGTAAGAGTTTGCTCTACGATATTTTTGATGGGGCGGGCAGTGCCACGACCACAACGGGAAATCACCGTAAGGACTTCTTCACTTTCCCATCGCATATTATTAACAGTCATCATACGAGTAAGAATCTGTTTAAGTTCATCTTCCCGATACAAATCAAGTTTAAGATGATCAAAGCGAGATTGCAAGGCACCCGACTTGTCTAGCTTATGCATGAAGTTAGTAGAGAGCATGATAACATTTTTAGAGCGATCAAAGCGAGTAGAAAATTCTTCACTTAGAACAATGTCACGATTATCATTAGTGCGATCCATTGCCTTACGAATAAACGTAAACAACGTATTCATATTCTTAACATTATCTTCCACCATTTCATGAGCTTCATCAAAATAGACAGCATATGGAGAGGTAGGATTCATCACCATAGAAACGAAGTCATCCCATGCACCACCAGCAAGGCGGATTTCGCGAGGGGAAGCAAGGCGCATAGTGCGGAACCCTTGAGCTTCAAGCGCATCAAGATAGCGATGAGCAATTTCAGTTTTGCCGCAACCGGGAGGCGCATCAATAAGAGGCTGAATTGCAGCGCGACCAGCACCAGCAGCAACGATTCCTGCCGAAAGCAGTTCTTTTGCACGCGCTTGTCCAACGATTCCAGCGAAGTTTGGATGAATAGTAGTAGTAGAGTTAGGCATTTGAAGAGTTAGTTAGAAGGTTTGTTTTCCGTTGAGGTATCTATATTACGCTATCAGGAGAGTTATGCAAGCAGTTTATTCACTAAAAGATTCTTCATCCGAAAATTCATAATCAGCAATTGTTAGTTCAGTGTCATCATTAGACACCTGATATACCACTTTTCCAATTTCAGAAAATGTTGGAAAGTCTATCAAATAGATTTTTCCATCGTTATTACCGTGTCCAATAGAAGTAGCAATTTTCCCTTCTTTCATTTTTTCAATAAATGTCTCTTTAGACATTTGTTGTTCACAAGTAAGCAAGATGCCTTGTGTAACCGATCCAGTTACATCAATAGTGATTTCAAAATTGGCAGTGTCTTTCATATATTATTGGTTAATAGTAGGCTTGCAATCGCAAAAGTCAATCACTTTATTTTGTTCCCCACGGGTTAATCCGAAATTCTTAAGAAACTTACGGATTTTATACCAACTTTTATATTCTGAAAGAACAGGGCAAATGGATTTATACACTAACATTATTCAACTGTCACAATGTTTTCAAAATGTTCTTTTGTAATAGAAATAATTTCAGTTACAGGAATGTCAATGTCATGATCTTTAATGAATTGGAGATTATCCAACCAGTCATTATATACGTAAGTAGCATGCGTTGTAAAGGGAATCCATTCACCACCATAGAATTTAGAAAATCCTTTATTTTTTCCAACAAATTCTCCTACAATATTATCACCAGATTTCAAGTGAATTGTTGCAACAATTCTACCAATATCTTTTTGGATAGGGGCAGGACGAGGAGAGGCATCACCAAATAGCCAAGAACATAATTTTTTCCACATATATATTTTAAATATAAATTTATTAGTAACTTACTGCAAGGATTGCGAAAGTCTTAGGATTAACGTTATCTATTCCTAATTGTTTAAATAATTCTTTAACATTTCTAATCTGTTCTTCATGAACATGAGGCAACTCTAATGTTGGAGAAACACCTGCCGATACATATGCACTTTCTCCTATAGTTATTCCTAATACACATTTTTCACTGACATATAGATTGAAATCTTCTGGAAGAATTTCTAATTCGGGATATTGTTCACCATTTATAGGGTATCCTGCTTGATCAAATTCAGACATTTCAAATCTGAATAACTCTTTACCATTCAGTGAAAAAACGTCAAAATCTTTTGACATTTTCTTTTCATATGGAATGCCTGTATCAGGATTGTATTTTGTAACTGTAGATTGAACAGTCAAATCCTTGTGATCTAACGGTACACCCAGTACCATTATAATTTTATAGTCGATTGCCATATTGTTAAGCAAATTTATTGTTAATGGTATTATACCATACTCTAATCATTATGCAAGCGATTTATAAACTAATTAAGCACGACGAACACGGCGCACGGCATCAAATACATCAGAGAACAATTCATAATGTTTTGCCAACTCAAGCGCAATTGCTTTCACTTTGCCATCAGTATCAACGTAACCTTTATCAATCAGTTTACGGCGCAACTCAAGTCCACATTCATGCAATTTTGCATCTTTTGAGGTAGTATGGCAAGAATTATCGCTTGCTTTAAAAACAGGTTCAACACGGATTTTAGGAAGGATCATATATTTATATGGGTTTATAAAATGTAAAATGGTATAGCAGACAGGAATCGAACCTGCATTTTCAACTCCTATTACGGTTAATGAGGTAGAAGCTCACTCCGGCTACTGCTACATTGTAAAATTAGCGGATTACGCTTTTCTTAAAGTAGCGTTCGCAACGATTAATGAATGCGGGAAGTGCTTGGCGCACCTTGATAGGCATCTTTGCAATCACTTCGGGAGTCAATGCACAAGTTGTATTCTGTGCGGCAAGCTCAATACCCTGTTCACGATTAAACACATCATCAGACTTGGTATTAAGAGCAGAATATCCAATACGAATATAATTATCTGCATCGAGGAAACCGATTAGAACGCCCACCTTACGAGTGAATGGCATCTGAATACGGGTTTTTGGAGACAAGGCGAGTTTGGTTTGACGAATGTATGAGAGGATCATGTTTTTGTTATTTGATTGAGAGGTTAATATATCAGTTATCAGCAGTTTGTCAACATTAAATCAGCCTGCTATCCATCCTTTAATTAGGACAACTTCACCATCAATTTCAGGTACATCACACTTAGCATATGGCATATCATCCTGATTAGTAATTGACACGACTTTTTCAGTATATCCATATTCTTCCGCTTCTTCCACATAATTAAGCACTTCTGCTTCGGGATTTTGCTTAGAAAGTTCTGTAATGAGGTCTTTTACGGTCATAGTATTTTTATTTGATTTTGAGGTTAGGAGATTAATATATCAGGTATCAGGTGTTTGTCAAGACATTAAGTAAATTTGCTTCATACTCGACATTATCAACATTAAATCAGCATGCTATCCATCCTTTAAATAGGGATTTCAATTTTGGTAATTTGTTCAACAATATCTCTGTCAAATTCTGGAATAACCATCAGTGCTTTCCATTGACGAACATTAACAGATTGCCAGAATCCTGCAACAGCACAATGCTGCCAATTAGGAAGAATTCTAATAACTTCTTCTACAATTTCTTTATATCTTTGTAATTTTACAGACTTGTTAAATGCTTTATAAGATTCGCGTTCAATATCTAAACAAAATATAGTAAATGAACTATATATAACCTTTTTACAAAAGATGGCATTGGTAGTAAATTTACAGTCTTTACAACCATAACAATAAAAACATTCATCGCAATAATAACATGAGTAACAATATGAACTGTCATTACAGAAATCACATAGAGTACATACTCCACAATTCTTACAATTATAACAATAATTACAATCGGAGCAATTGGTTAAATCTTGGCAATTACAACAAGTTTCTGTATTAGGGCAGCAATCGGAACAAGAGAAATTCATATCAAATTATTTTATTATCAGGAGTCACGATGCGTACGTGTTTCTCGTCCACATAATTTACCACTTCCGATGCCTTTGTCAATGCATCTATTAAACTTTCTCTATAAAATAATCATTCCATACCCCTGCTTCACAGATTTCTATTCCCCATAATTGAGGGATTTCTTTTTTAGGTAATGGCATATATTCAATCATTCTTCGGATTTCTTATGTTTCTTTTTACGATTATATGCCATCTTGTTTGTCTCCTGTTTGGTAACAGGGGCAAAAAGTTTGCGCTCCTTTTTCTTTTTGGATTTGATAGTGAATAAAATCATAGGTAATTATACCCTACTTATTATTCATTGTCAAATAAATTAACCTAATACAAAATTAGCATGAGTGCGTTCTACAGTACGGGCAAAGTCATCTGCTTCATTTCTGTTCCAGAAAGGCCCATACCATTTACCGGGATATTTAGAAAATTTCAATGCTTGTTCTGTTGAAAACGTAAAACAATTATGACTGAAAGTTCCTTTGGATTGATATAAAACATAATGGTTATAAAACCATCTCTTCCGAATTTCGGAAAATTTAATTTCTTTCATATCAAACATTCGACATGTATCAAAATATGTTTCAGATGGGCTATAATTCATGTAGGTATTTTACTCTATCAAACCACATTGTCAAATAGTATAATAAAAAATACCTATTCTGGTTTTTCTTCTTCTAGTTTTTCACTGATACCGATTACCATTTTCATATTGATATGGCATATGTTCTGTTTACGCCATTCTTCAATAGCAAGATATTCTTCGTGGTAAAGCCCATATGCATTTCCCGCAGGGATAAGAACCACTGTAATCAGTTCAAATAGGTTTCTCATTTTCCACTTGATAAGATATTGACCTTCTTTATCAGGGAGTTTTTTAGTAAGTTTAATGTTCATTATCATTAATAATTATGTTCGATATACCCGTATTTTTTCAGATTGTTCATATTAATTTGATAGGATAATTTGACCATTAAATGGCATCCAGTTATTCATGTCAGTCCAATCTGAACGGCTTTTACCAAACGGGTAGTCTGGATGTTGCATGGTTATCCCTATTTTTGGAGCAGTGAAATACACAATCACATCATGGTCAGTGAAACTAGGTTTTAGTTTCATTAATACTGGAAATTTAGTTTCTGGTGCTTTTGGGGTATGATCAATGGTGATTTTCATATTTTATTGGGGTTTAATTGTGCCTGATTCAACAGCCTGTTTAAACAGGTCAACATAGTTACTCTTACCTCTTTTGTGATATAAGTCAACTACTTTGTCATAGTTAGTCCATGCGACCTCGCGAAACCAACCGCTAGTGATACCTGTGCAAACTTTTTCAAGTGAAATAAGAAAGCTTTTTTCAGGAGTAGGTGAAAAATTATTAGTGATTTGATGACGTTCCAATGCAAGCACGCATGATTCTTCATAAACTGCTGCTAACCGAATAGATTCGTCACATTCAAAGAATTTCTCTTTAGAACATTTAACTTCTGCTGCATCTTCTTTAAAGTAATTAAATGCGGGCAATTCATTAATTGCAACAATGGCATGAATTTGATCATGATCATATACATAGAAATCGTCAACAAAGAAATCCTTTTTCTTTCTATTGAGAGAAGGATGGGAATAATCATATGTTTCTGCTACACGCATCTTATACCAATCCCGAAATCTATCCATATAAATAGGCCATTTGCCATATTTTTCTTCCATTTCTTTAATATCTCGCATAGTCTTAAGAAAATGTGGAGAATTCTTAAGGAAACGATGGGACATTTTTAATGCATAAAGTAGAACATTAGGGGCGATTTCCTTATGTGGCGGATAAGGGAACCAATTATCCCAATTGTCCATTAATACTTGTGTGGATGGACGCTTTTCAACGATTTCAATTTCAATAGGATCAGAACCTTGCATATACACAAGATGCCCCCATTTCTTATCTGTGATAAGAACAATACGATCCTTATGTTCCTTTACGAATTCATCATAATCTGCTTGAGTTGAGATATAATCCCAATCTTTAGGAGTACGCTTGAAACCGTAATGAATAAGAGCACGGGAGCCGACAAGAAGCATGAGAAAATGAAAAAAAAATTGGTTTAACTGACTATGAACTATAACGCAATCATGTCAGAAGTCAACATGATTGCGGAATAATTAACATTCAGAACTTTCAGAACTTTCCCACTCATCTTCATATGATTCGGACGATTCATAATATTCATCGCCATCATCAGATTCTTGTTCGTCGCCCACTGGTATTGAACCTACAACAATAGGCTCCACTTCTGCCGTACCATACTTTGTCAGTACTGCTTCATCAGTTTCAGGGGAAGAAACTCCGTCTGTAATTGCTTCTCGAATTTGTTTAAGCAATAGATCATCCAATGGTCTATTACCTGCCAATAGTTTCAGTGCTTCGTTTTTAGTCATAGATTTTTTTTAAAATTTGTAATCCCATTTGTCCGATGCACTTGCTGCATCCATCCAACCCTTTACCCAATCAAAGGCGGATACTTCGTCCTTACTATCGTATGGATTTTCATCTTTGTCAAGCAACTTGAAAAAAGAATCCCATCCTTCTTGATATTGTTTATTTTCGTCCATATATTTTAGTTTAGAAGGTGTTCAATTTGTTTAAGAATGAAATAATAGCGAAAATAACATAGGTATATTTTTTACCAAAATTGCAGGATCAACTGGATCAATTTTTGGCCCAAGTTTGAATTGACTATCAAATTTGTAAGACATTATAGATTATCGTTTGATTTCAAAAATAACAGAGTATTCCTTGCGAACATCGCCGTTCTCATATTTACAGCGCCCAAGTAAACATAGATTACCAAAAGTCAACATAGGATGAATTTTTCTAAGAGTTTCTACATATTCACATTTTGTGTCTGGATCATTTGTATGTGTAATCCAAACTACACTTCGGTTATTTCTAACTGATCGGGATATTCTTGTGTTGCCAATGGTTGTTGTGCCATGGACAAATAAGAATGCCTTTAAGGATATAATACTATTAATCATTTAAAGAATTGGTGTCATTACTTCCCCAATAACCGTTACCATTAAACGGTATATCCTCTCGTCGTCGCACGGTAGTCATTGAAGGAGTCTATCATTTGGCCGAAATATGCTGACGTATTGCGCAAAGATGCAATGTTAGAAACATAGTCATCTAAATTTCCTAAAGGTATGTTTCTAGGAACAGGAACGAATGAGATAACATCAGGTTCTAAGGTTCCTGCGAGTGATTTCTCAAACCGTGCATAGAAAAACTTCCTAACATCTGTTTGTTCTCTAAAACTACCCCCTGTGCAATTATCAAAACTTTCGGAAAATTTTAGATAGGAATGCCAGAAATTTCTATCATTTAATGAACGGGGTATTAGGCGAATAACTAAGTCAACAAACCATACAGGTAAATGCTGCTTCATTTCTGTAACAGTATAATTTGAATCAGTGATAGTACCATAATAATCCTTGATCTTCTTAATTTCTTCATCGAAGAATTTATAAAAACCGAGATTAGGATAGTTATTAAGCAAATAATTTTCCTTATTAGTTAGCAAATAGCTAATACCAGCATCAATAGGGACTCGTTTAATCCTACAACCTGAAAAATTTCTCGATGTTCTGCGACGATGGCGCAAAAGTGGAATATTTTTCCATTGAGTGATAACAACTTGTGATTCGGTTTTATTCCGCATCACAGCCGCATGATTCTTGAACTTGTTTTTTGCCATATACCTGCCCCTCGATATAATTTTTACTTGTTACGATTTGACGATGAAGGATGCTTACCAGTTACACGCCATGAGCGTGAACCGTTTGCCTTTTTGCGTGCCACTGCTTGAGCAGGGTCTTGGAACGCAAACTTACCATGAGTAACAGGCGAGATAATAGGGTTAGCTCCGCCATTACGCACGCAGAAATTTGGTTCAGTGTTTTTACCTAGTCGAGTTTGTTTGTTCATAATTTTTATTGTTTAATTTCGTCTTTATCTAATTCAAATTCTACATTATCTTCAGTACGTACCAAATATTTTCCATTTGGAAGTAATTCGATAAATATCCCTTTCAAATAATCTTGTTCACCATTAACTTTGTGAATAAAAAAGACTGTTGATCCGATTTCCATATGACACCATAATATATTTTAGAGGTTTATCAAGCACTATTTTACTTTTTCATTGCATTTATCTCAATAGAATCCCTTTTAAATGATTTAGGTAAATTTAATGAGTTAGGTAGAAACCTAGAGCAATCTTGGCACACAATCATATTATTAGTGCTTTCTAGTGCATATGCCCCCCAAATTTGTTCATGGCAGCAATCACAGAACGTATTAAGCGTATCCATCACCATCCAGTTCTCTTTATAACTGTTTACCTTGTCAGGGAGCACCATTAGAGAGGATGCAGGTGGCGAAACGGTATCTTCTTCGATAACACGCCCAAATGCACTAAAACGTGACGTAGAACTAGCAGGGGTAACAGGGTGATAATTAGTACTTCCATGATATGCCCGACTATCCCAATATGCCTGTTCATAATCATAATCGTCATCCATGCCGTAATAATTACAAGCACCATAACCATGATTACTATACCAAATACCATCTTTCCAATGACCTTGATCCTCATTGGCAATAGCAATATTGCCAGTTTTATCCATGAATGTCATTTTATTACCTACTCCCATTTCTTGAGCAAGTAATTTAATTACATCGTCATCAGTTAGTTTCCATTGATTTTCTAAAATAGGAATAACATTTAAACGAAGAAATGCCCGTGTATCGCTTTCATCATGAAGGGTTTTTACATTAGAAATAACTCCGTTATGAGCGGCTACCCATTCTTCATTTAAACGAAATGGATGGGTATTTTCAACGTTTTTGCTACCGTGTGTAGCAAAACGAAAATGAACAATAGCAGGATGCCCCTCATATTTAGCAAGCAATTTAATAATTTCCTCTGCACCCCATGATGGAGCCTTTTCGATGATAATTTTATCACCCATAGCTACTGCTATACCGCATCCATGTGGATTATTTTTGTCAGCAATAACTAAATGTTTATCGGGGACAATTTTATCAGCAGGTTTAAAAAGTAATAGACACATATTATAGATCAGTCGTAGTGAGCGTTTTGTTTAGTTTGAAGTTGACCCGTTGTTTAAAATCTTCGGAGTTTTTACTATCGTCGAAGTTAGCAGCATTGTCAACAAGGAAGGCTTTAAGGTGCGTATAACCCGCTTGTTTACCTAGCCAATATAAGAAATCAACCGTTCCCGTATAGGGAGTAGATACCGACGATGCAGACGCATCCCTTGTATATTCCTTTACAGCATCTACAAATTCAACGTTTTTTAGAATACGTTCCCATCGAAGATTAGAGCGGAAAATTCTCACTTCATAACGTTTATCATCAACTCGGACAGGTTCATATTTAGAGGTTTCACTGTAGTATGAAGTATTTTTACTTGTAATTTTATCACGAACATCCCCTTGGATATGTGAATGAATAGTAGTTTTATCGCGATCAGCACCACTGAAATATACTACATCCTTTACCTTCTTACGAATTTCGTAACCGGAACTATTAATAACTCCATAAAGAGTCGAACGTTGACCGATAAGTTGGCAAAGTTGCTTTTGCTGATTAAAGAACACTACAAATTTAGCACCGTGGAAAGTGGTAAATAATGAACGGGAAAGAGATAGATGGATTCCGTAGAAATTTGATCCACCTGTGGCAGCATGACCCTCTCCACCAATATCTTTAATGGTAGTTAATGTTTGCTCCCACGGAGTTTTACCTTTTTGATAATCTTCGCAAGTATAAGGCCCGCCAATCAATTCAACTCCAGTATATGAATCAAGAGAACCGTCTCGTTCTGCAAGAATTTCTGAATGAAGTTTAGTTGCTAGTTTATCTCGATCAGAACAATTAATTTCCAATTCCATACCAATACCCTGTGCAGTTCTCCACCAACGGGGGCGATTATCCGAATGGTAATTACGAACGGTTCTTGCTTCAGGTTGCCTTATAGTATGATATGACCCATCAAGCCAACGAAAAATATATCCTTGCCGTTCACAATAAGAACCTGCTACAATGATATTTTCGTTATATTGATTAATAACCGTAAAACGAGGTATGTATGCTTCAGATACTAATTCATGTGTAAGTTGACAAGTATAAATATCTGGCAACATTCCGCGATGGAATTTGACAGCCGAAACCCATGCTGTTCCTGCTGTGCGTGTAGCAGAAATACGAACTTTTAATAATGCATTGGTTGTTTCGTGATAACCCCCATGTAAATCTACAATAAGGCAGTCTTTCTCACTTAAACGTTTAGTATCTTGCGCTACTGCCCAATCACCACCAAGGCGATGATTAGCATAGCGAACGGCTTTAGCTTGAGAAATATCTTTCGCCAGCAAAGCATTTTGAAGAATAGTTAATGTATTCATTACAGGTGTAGATTACGTTAAAAAATAGATAAGTCAACCTTAGATTTGATCATAACAACGGTGGCAGTAACACAACCCCGAACGAGATTCAATTCTAAATTCTTCAATAACACGCTGATTACAATTATCACACCACAACGATGTAATATCAAAAGTATGCCATGCTTCTTCATAAAGATCATCATCTTCGGTAGCAAAGGGAACACCTTTAGTACCTTTGCGGGGGCGTTTAAAGTTATCGGAGAAATAAACATCATGTTGTTCCCCCTCGTCCCAACTAGACCATGAATGAGTTCTATGCTTAGAGCGGGGACTCCATGAGCGTGCAGGGGGTGTATAATCAAGATAAGAATTATTACTATACCATACACCGTCTCGCCAATGCCCCGCAGTTTCGTTAGCAATTCCATAACTTCCATCCGCAGATAGGAAAGTCATTTTATTTGCATTACCCATAGATTTTCCTAACATAGTTAGAATATCATTATCATCAAGACGTACACCTACTTCTAGCAATGGCATCACATGTTGACGCAAGAATGCGCGTGTATCGCTTTCATCGCCCTCTGTCTGAACAGAGGGAATAACACCGTTATGAGCGGCTACCCAATTATCATTCAATTTAAAAGGATGTGTATTATCAAATGTCTTACTGCCATGCGTTGCCCATCGAAAATGAACAATAGCAGGAGCATCAACATTAGATGCTAACACTTTATTAACTTCATCAGCACTCCATCTTGCAGATTTTTCAATCTTAATTTTGCCATTACGAGCCACGGCAACACCGCAACCATGTGGATTACTCTGGTGAGCATTTTCAAGAAAATTAGTAGGAATTGTTTTTCCTTGAGGTTTAAGAATAAGTAAGCACATAATTATTGTTCAGATACAGATGACTGTGGGGTTTTAGGTTTGAAGGTGAAAGTTTCCAACAGTGTATTATTAGTGACGGAAGTAGTATCAATAGTAAATGATTTCTTATTTTTAGATTCGTGTAGGAATTCTTTTAAAGTTTTGAAATCGTTTTGACGTTGTAACCATTCAAGAAAAGCTGGTGTTCCTTTGTAGGTGTCAGCTATTACACTAATACCACAATCGCGAGTGAAGTCAAACACTGCTTGAACAAATTCAACATTTTTCAAAATACGTTCCCATCGAAGATTAGAACGGAAAACACGAACTTCTAATCTTTTATTATCTGCAAATACAGGTTCATATTTACCAGTTTGTACTATTTTGGTTTTTTTGTTGCATCGTTGCTGAACATGATCGTACCCGTTTAAATCAAGTTTTTCAACCACGGTATTAGTGACATTAAGACGAGTGCCATAATGACCACTATAGATAGTGCCACGCTGCGCCACTAACTTAACAAGAGTAGATTGTTGATTAAAGAAAACAATAAATTTAGCAGCATGTAATGTGGTAAAAAGAGAACGAGAAATAGATAGATGGATACCGTATCCGGTGCCTGCATTATGCCCCTCTCCACCAATTTTCTTAATATGATTAAGAGTCTCATTCCATGGAGTTTTACCTTTTTGATAATCTTCGCAAGTATAAGGCCCGCCAATCAATTCAACTCCAGTACGGTCACTCAAAGACCCGTCTCGTTCAGTAAGAATGTCAGCAGATAGCATGCTTGCTAGTTTATCTCGATCAGAACAATTAATTTCCAATTCCATACCAATTCCTACGGCATGTCTCCACCATGACGGACGAGACGCACAATGATATCCTGAAACAGAACAACGTTCAGGTGCCGTTGGAACATCGTCACCTTGTTTATTATAACGATATGTACCATCACTCCATAGAAATACCCGCTTGATATTTGCTTCCAAGCAAAGCATATCTCCCTCACACACAATACATGTATAATCCTCTTTATAATACCATTTTCTTTTATATTTACAATAAAAGCATATATCATCACTTATGTATTCTTCGCTTCCGAGAAAGAAAGAACCATTTTTACGATAAATTTTGATAAAAGTAGAAGAATCTTGCCAATACTGTTGTGTAAAAATATCATAATGATGGATAGATGGATTATAGATTTGAATCCGTTCTGCTCTACGCGCATCACGTACATACACTGCTTCTCTCTTATCATCTGGCGAAAAAATGCTATTAACCAATTGCAAGGCGCGGTGTATATTAACTTCGCCGTTATTATGTGTCTTATTAGCAATCTCCAAGATATGCGCTTGCTCTTTTGTAAGGTTCATAGGTGTATCAATTAATTCTTTAATCTGTTTATAAGTTGTGCATTTATCAATTTTAATTAGGAATAACGGAATATCATCTTCTTGTGAGAACCAATGATCTGAATTCCAGTAATCACCAGTATCTACTTTCACAGAATAATATCCTGCAAATATTACTTTATGAATACTTTGGTCAATCTTAGAAGTTACATAGTGTGCCAGTAAACTATCTAGTCCTTGCCCACCATAGCGAACAGTCTTGTTATCGTCTTGAGCGAGAACAAATGCTAAAATGTCTTTAAGAATTAGATTATGTGTCATATACAATACATTCTTTACCGTCATCCTCTACTATAGACCATTTGGAGTCGGTGTCAACTTCTTTAACAATAAGTTTTGAATAAATGGTATTTGCTTTTTTACCCATCTTTTCAACAATGTCAACTAATACCATATCAAAACGGGGAATATGCCGTTTCGGTTCCCATATACCATCGTATGCATCTTTACGTAAATCTTTTGGTTTAGTAAAGTAGATACATTCTGTGGGAATTCTTTTCATATAAAGAATAAGATTCCTTCTAGCCGCATATTGGCTAACGGCTTCTTCGGAAAGACTAAACTCTCCATTACAATCATTAATAACAATTTTCATACCTCGCGTTTCTTTCGTTGATAATTAAAATAAGCGGTTCTTGTACGAACATTATCATCAGTGTACGGCCCATTATACACGCTCATGCTTTTTTCATGAGGCTTCAAAGGTTTAGATTTTCTAAGAATAAGACCGAAATATCTAAATTCCATAGCACCGGGGGCTTGAGCCTTTTCCACTTTACCTTTAATCATACGTAATACGGTTCCACCCCCATCTACTACGATATATAAAGGATGATAATATGATAATGCTAATGCAGAAATTTTCCCATTTGTCCACGGTTTACGAATAAGATAATATAACTTATTTAAGTTTTCTGTAACCGTGAAATTTTCACTAAGAAGGTTATTAACTTGTTTAAGACTAAATTCAATTCGTGTCGTAGCAAACCCTTGTTTAACGAGAGCTTCTGCGTCTTTCCAATTCAGAAAAGAAGGTGGTTGCGGCTGTTCAACCACCATAAGAGGCAGTTTTGGTTCACTGGTAGTAATAACTGGCATTGTGTATTCCCTATAATACACTTAATAGTGTGTTAGTCAAACGAATTTGATTTCTTGGTGATAATCTTTAGTCCAGTAACCTGTTGACCATCGTGACCATTTAGTTTTATAAAGACGATTGCGCCACATAGTAAGCATGCGCTTCTGTTTATCGGTTAATGTTGTTGGAATGCCTGCAATCTTAATCAATGCCTGATTGGTCTTGGTAGGATATTTATATGGATTTTTCGCACCCATCGCATGATTATATCCTTCCATATAGATAGGATCAGACGCACTATCTTCGTGCCGCTTTTTAATGATTTCAAATATTTCAGTATCCATGGTATTTGAGAGTTAAAAGAAATCCTAAATATTGTTTATATTCTAATTTTTGTGATTCTGATAAACGAGAATATCTATCTACTAACTCTTTCATGGTTAGCGAGTAACCATCCATAAAAAATTGAGGCCAATCCATAAAATTAATATTTTACGCTATTATATCCCATCATATAATAAGGGCAATCAGGAAATTCAGGGGAAGCACCTTGATAAGCATCAAGCATACCTTCTTTTTCCATCTTGATTTTATACTCTGGTGAGATTTCAAGTTCTGGTTCTTTATTGTTCATAAAAATTTAAGATGCAATCAATAAATAACGTTTCATCTTTATAGTTTCTTTTGGATACGGTTATACATTACACGACAATGTGAATAACGCAAACGATCTTTTAATAGTTTTGCACTTTGTTCATATGAACCCCACTCCACCACTTCAACATTAGTGAAGTATTTCACACCCCATTTATTCATTTGGGAACGAGTAGGTTTATAAATGTCAATAGTAGGAACAGGCTTTTCCTTCTCATGAATAAGAGCAAAACCATAGTCATCTACTTCATAAACAATATCACCGATTTTCAATTTTGTGCCAATAGGAAAAATTGACAAATCAGCAGCAATAGACTTGTCCCGTTTCAAAGGAGTTCCAATTGCAGTCTTGTTACCATATTTCACATGATCTTTTTCACCTGCCCCACAATATGCCGTAGTGCGAATATTGATGGGTTTAGGAGTATTGTCAAGTTTCGGCAGGGTACAAGACACTAATGATAGACCTGTAAGAATTAGTAAAATTGTTTTCATGTTACATTGAATAAATATCGAGTTTCATACCCTTTACTGTAGCATCATTAATGAACTTGTCAAGTTCTTCACAATGTTCTTTCCCATAATTTACGGTTTTATAACGAATCACAAGATAATAATCTGTTTTGTCATCCCATGTGTCATAATCATATTCTTCTATTTGTGCATCTTCGCTATAAGACATAACCCAATCCTTATATGCTTGAATAGGATTAGAAGAAGCTAATATTTCATTTGTAATTTTAGTGGGCGTTTGGTTACAATTGAAACTTTCTATATGATGTTTCTTTATACCACTTGGATAAGTGATTTCTCCTATCGAAATGATATGAATATTCATGCTCATATCACATATTATCACATATCCAACACTAGTCAATTACTTTCCTTGTCTTTTATTTTCTAATTTAACTATTTTCTCGTCAAGTAAAATAACGATACGATCCCATAAAAAGGTAAATGCGCTTGCAGCAAAAGGCAATATACAACTCATATAAGAAAGAGGCATAAAAATAAGCAAACCCATTCCAACATAGAATCCGGTGCAAAAAGCACAACTGGTTAATTTCTTAAAGAATTCTGATTTATGAAGGAATTGTCTAATTCCTAGAATTGAAAATATCTCCGAATGCACTATTGTAAAGGTTACTCCCGAACATGCAAGAAAATAGATTATAAGTTCAATAAATGTCATACGGGATTATTTACCCATTGAACCGTGTAACGTACGTGTTTCACCCCATCCTTTTTAAAAAACTTATTAGATAAAGATTCTGTCCAGTAACTATCATAATGACTCTGAAATAAAAAAATATCCCCATCAGGAGACATGAAAAATTCTTCCGAGTCTGTTACATCTTTCTGTAATTTATTATCAAATACTCTAAATTTCATGGTTGTAATAGAAGCATGTTAATTGTACTGGAACGGGTTTCAACAAAGACACGATGTAAATCTTTCCATGTTTCATGGTCAATAACATCTTTGCGAAATCCCGAGTGCGCCAAGCTGATGTCGCTCTAAGTAGACTACTGCACTGCGCAGCTTCTCTTGGTTTTCGTGAAGTCTTCTACTCTCTCATAGAAAGTGTACTGATTGAACTTGTGCCACTTCCGTAGCCAGCTTTCCTTGCAACTGAACTTAATTAAGTGGGCTTCTAGTCCGATGGCGTGTGCTATATGCGACATCCCAGAATCAGCCCCGACGAAGTAGCGGCATGTACGCATGACCTCAATGAGCGGAATTAACCCATGCTTTAACCCGTAGTCGTGGCAGTCAATCACTTCTGACTGATCGGAAAGGAAAGAAGTCAATTCCAGTCTATCTTTATGTGTTACCCTCCCGGTCCGTGGTCTAAAATGGTAACACACTATATCACGTGGGGTCGTGCACGACACGGACGCCTTGGCGTTATCTAGGTAACACGACTGCGGGTGCGTGCTCAGCACTTTTACAGGGTCAATTCGATCGTTCACTAAGTTAAGATGACCCTCGTGGTCGAACAGGTACAAGGCCGCTTCTAACCGTTGCTCATAGAGTTTTTGCTCTTTCACGTTCCACGCCAGACGTTTTGGGTGCAACGCGAAGCGAAGCGGTTTACCAGCTAGCTTGGCAAGGACGATTGCATTGTTCACTCCTATGATGGTGTCACCCAGTCTGGTGTGATGCGGTATGTGAGTCTCAGGGGATTGGACTTCGTTTTTATTCATGATGGGCAATGGTGCAGGTTAAATCATTTCTCTTCTTCGTTTATTTGATATTTGCATCTTTGGGCGTGTCTCTGTTTACGATTCATTAAAATCCGTTGTTTCTTACGGAAATTTACTTGTGCTCTTGAGGATGTTTTACACTTTAAAGTAGATTTACTACTCATCGTTTAAAAAATAGTTTAATTTTTTGCCAAAAAGAGGGTTTTTTAATTGCGATTTCGGCAGGTAGATTATCAAATAATCTGTCAGGGTCTATTATACCCCATCCATTCTCTTTGTCAAACCCTTTTTTACCAATATCACTAGCAGTGGTTAATAATAGCTTGCGAATATCATCAACTGTTAAAATCTTATTAGATTTTTTATAATATGCTATTAATAAAGCAATGACTCCAGAAATATGTGGGCATGCCATCGAAGTACCAGACATGACACAATATTGTCCATTTAAGAACGTACTAAATATTTCTTCACCGGGAGCCATAATATCTAGTGCATCCCCATATGAGGAAAACAATGATCGGTCTTTTATAGTAGAGTTGCTATATGATCCTACTGCAATAACTTCATCATATGCAGCAGGGTACAATATCCCTTCTGTTCCATTATTACCTGCACTCGCAACAACTATTATATTATTTTTAACCAATCTTTTAATAACTTCATATGCATCTGGCATAGGAGATATATTTCCCAATGAAAGATTGATAATGTCTGGTTGGAGTTTGTGACAATACTCTAATCCCTCTACAATGCTATTTCCTTGGCTTCTGCCGTTCTTATCAAGCACTTTGACACTGACAATCGTTGCTTCGGGCGCAATGCCTACAACCCCTTGTTCATCGTTCTGTGCCGCGATAATTCCGCTACAGTGAACACCGTGCCCAACAGTATTATCAAATATATCTTCATTTGGAATGAATGATCGACATTTTGAAATATCAATATTTTTTACCAAATCAGGATGAGTGTGGATACCTGTATCCAATACGGCAACAATTACCCCTTTTCCTTTAGTTTTAGTCCATAGTCTAGGAATATCAAGCGCAATGATATTTTGTGGATAAATCTGACTTAGGGTTTCAATATCACCCACATCATGTATCGTATAAACTGGTAGAGAAGTTTGAGGGTCGGGCATAAAAATATTTATCCCGAAGCATCATTTTAAGATTTGATATTTTTATTTTGCACCTTTTTAGACACAACCAATTTATTCTCGGCAAGGAAATTATACAAATTTGGATAAGTTTTTCTTTCCTTAGTGAGGAAAGTTAAGAATGCTTTTTCTGCTTCTGCTTGTCGTAAAACAGTACCTGCTGACATTGTTTTTACCGCATGGCGAACTGCCTCACAAAACTCAATATTCTTCAAGAAACGATCTTTACGAATAGTGGAACGGAAGATGCGAACTTCTGCCCGAACAGCATCCACCTTAACTGCTTCATATTTATCAGTAAATGTCTTTTTAAAACGTTTATGCTCACGTTGACAACCATATGAGCCACTATAAATAGTGTCTCGTTGTGCAACAATCTTACATAATCTTGAACAAGTGTTAAAGAATAAAACAAATTTAGACAAGTCCAAATCACTAAAAAGTGAAAGAGATAAAGACACATGGATACCATAATCACCATCTGCATCATGTCCTATACAGTCGTGTTCTTTGAAAATATCAAACATTGGCCCCCAATGTTTCCATTTAACATAATCTTCAAATGGTGCAATAGGCCCAATTAATTCAACTCCCGTCTCTTCGTCGAGAGAACCGTCATCTTCTGCAAAGATTCCAAAACTTCTAGCCTTGTCACAAAAATTCCAAATATCTGAATGACATTCCAGTTCCAATTCAACGCCTATCCCTTGATGGCGCGAACTTAGACGTTTTACAGAATGGTAGGGCGAACGTCCTGAATCATCAACATTATCATCGTTTACGATTATTTTATAATAATAGACACCGTTATCTAATTCGATTTTATCTCTACAGTGTTCCAAACACACTTTTTCACCGTCACATTCAATTGGCGTAAAATCATCAGAATGATAATGTTTATCGGAGCATCGGCAATAGAAAGATATAGACTGTATATCGTCACTATGAACGTATATACGGCTCCCGTCTTTACGCCACACATCACAAAAACTCCATCTATTATAGTACCAATTTCCTGAAGGCGGGGATTGTAAACATAGGGTTTTTTTATAGAATTGTTTAGCATCAACACAATACATGAACGGTGTTCGTGGATACCTTTCCTTGAGCATAATTAATGCTTGTTCTTGAGTGATTAGTCCTCTAGTAAATTTAAAATTAATAGTCTCGCTAGTTTCCATATTGTATCGGTGATTGAAATCTATATTACTCCTTATCGGAGATTTGTCAACTCTTAAACGGATGAATCGGCTCTAATTAGAGGAATGGTGCCTACATATCCTATCACATCCACTAAATTATCCATTTTATGGACATTTGATTGGCGAGCAAGTTTTAAACCTGCCATCATAATTGCCACAATTTCAGGAGCAATATCAGGGATATTGAGCAATGCTCCCCAAATTCGCCCAATTGCAGTGAAATTCTGTTTAGGAGAACCATATGATGCTTGCCGAGCACCATTTATAAGATTTTGTGCCTCTGCAAAAATATCAATATTTTCTTGATCGGTAATAGGGGATTCTTCGATAAGCGGCTCCAATTCTTGAGTAAAAACAGGAATTCCCATAGTTTTCGCTACATGATATTCCAACTCTGCGCCCCTACTACCTTTCCATCCATTTAACATTACAATGGATTGCGCTTTAATCAACAATTGCAAGGAATGACGAATATAAAAATCATATGGAAGATTTAATTCACCATTTGCAATGTACACCGGATTGAGAATATCTTCAATACCCGAATCCCGCAACATATTTTCCATTTTGAAAAATGCAGGATAATTGAATTCTGGATGCCCGCTCATAGGCCCAGCGATATATGGTTTAATGATATTTGATATTTTACTCATAAATTTCTAATCACTGTCCTTCATAATTAAAGAATTTTGCAACTCTTTTATCGGCAATGAAATGTTGTTCAAGCCAATCTAGGCTAACTATTGCCCAAAAAATCCATGAAGTTAATATAATACCGGGGTTAAGCTGATTATTTGGATCACCTTTTCTCCGCTTATTATAAAATTTAACAAATGGAATAGCCGGAACCATAGGAATGATATAGAAAAGGATTGCAAATAAAATGATGTTCATGACAGTAATTAGGAAACGGCTTGTTGAGTGTTCACTGCCCAATGACGAGCAATATTTCTATTTTTTACAGTTTTATGCTGGTTACGAACTTGGTACACCGTATCACCAGAAACTCCTTCAGCCCAACAAGAATTACAATTATTAAAACGGGCAATAACAGGCACCATCGCACATACTTGATTACTAATAAAATTCTTTTGTTTGATTTTATGTTCTTTAGCAAGTGTTTTAGCAGTTTTGATTTCTGCTCGATATGTGATTACATATATTAAACCGTCCCAAGCATCTTCAAAGAACTGTTTAATCTTCAAAAGGTATGCATATAGAAATAAGGAAATATCCAAAATTAATACATTTAAAGAGGTCTGCGGAATATTATCCATAATATCTTGGTTTGATGGGTTTAAAAACTTATACTCAATATCATTATTATCTTCTATGAGAGTATCTTTAATAGGTTCTGAAATATTTGGTACTTCATCTGTATTAAATTTAACCGTGGAAGGGGCATTAATAATTTTTTGGAGGATATTGCTCATGAGAGACTATACACTACCTTTCAATGTCTGCAAGAACTTTTCTTCATTAAAATTGGTATTATAGTGATTTTCGATTCCTTGCCATGATAAAATCATTGCGGCATCTAAAGGCATCATTTGATATAATTCTTTAATTTTGGAACCGTTTGTATCATTATGAGTACGAACATTATCGAACTCCTTCATGAGAAAGTTCTCCATATCTTCTTTGATAGGATCAATGCTTTTAAAGAATGGAATTCCAATGGCAGTTTTTAAACAATAGAAAAGACTAGATGCCTCAAAGTTTACGATATTATAGATGCCCGATTTATCCTGTTCTAAGAGCATTTTAACAGCCTTTACTACATCAGGAAGGTATGACCATGTATCCGCCCATGCATACATCCTATCAGCCATGTATCCCTTAATAATGGCATTGTCAGGATGAGGATTAGCATCAAAGGCATTCCGAATACGGATAATCAAATCTTTCGGATGGCAAAACTTTTCTGCGGCTAATTTAGTAAATCGGTAATCGGTACCAACATCAAGGGCAGTAGAGGTTTCCACATCTTTATCCCATTTGAAATAATTACCATATAGATCAGCCGTGCTAATCTGCACAAACTTTTTCCCACATAAATCACATTCGGCAGACAATCTATTAACAAATTCAGCATTTTCGTGCCATAATGTTTTATATAGCGTCCGTGTTTCTTTTCGGTAAAATGGGTGTTTATATTCATAAGTGTTTATAAACACATCATACTTTTGAATAAATGCATAAAATTTAATAGTACCATCGTCTGTTAGAAAGTTGATAGTGTCTCTATCAATCACATCCCCCAAACTACTAAATGCCTGTCCGATATATCCGTCGCCTATAATTGCTATTTTCATTGTTATAATTTACACCAGAAAACAGGAAAACTCAAGTTATTTCTAACTTGAGTTTTCCCCACTTTCTATTAACTAATTACCTGATTATGCTTGTGCGATCATGGTACCCACTGCACTGAATAGCTGCGGGCCAAGAACTGCACTAAAGGTAGTAACTTCTGATTGAAGTGTTACTATTCTATTTGCAGAAATAGAATAACCAAATGCCAAATCCTCAATTAGACTCAACATACGATGCGAATCATAAAGAGAAGTCATACCGGGCCAACGGTTGCAGCGAAGACGCGCATTACCATCCAATGCATCTACCACAATAGGAAGACGCGCTTTTGCTGCTCTCGCAACGCTATCAGTGATGTTAATTTTAATATTCTGTGTTTTATTATTCTGTGTTTTATTATTGTTTTTCATAAGGAAGTAAAGATACCACATGGGCCAGCCCATTTCAACATTAAGAGGTTAAAAGATGAGGATTTTCGTAGATATTACCGATTACATGGACATCCCGCGTATCTACGTATCTACCATTATTAGCATTCAAAGGAAAACCGCTTGCAGTGTAGGTATTTGTCCTAGTGTTAAAGCATATTATATAATATGCTTTAGAATTTATCATCTTGACAATATCGCCTTCAAACACCTTGCTACCTATTTTATCAACAAAGCCCGTGAACTGCATTAACACATGTGTTTCATCAATTGTAATCCAAGGATGATAATTAATCATCTTATTTAGGAGTTTATCCCAAATACGAAATTCATAAACACGCTTCATAAAATTATAAAATATTCTTTAAGAAAGATGCACCCCTTAAAAGCAGGTGATTTCTGATAAGAAGTTTTTTCATCAGGCATAAAGACATAGAAATCTTTACCACATTCCCCACAATCTCACCTTCTAACCCTGCGCATTTATAGTTACCAATATCGGTATTAATATATGCTCTCATTTATTTAGAAAGTGTTTTGCTTTTGTAATTGTGCGCGAACTAACTTTCCGTAGGCTTGTAGAATCTCATTAAGCTTGATACTGTCACCATTGTAATCTGCGGCAAGCACAAAGAGTAAATTACTCTTAAATGCCCCATCAGGAAAGGTCTTAACCAATTTCATAAAATCGGCATTCGACTTAATATCAGATGATACAATCGTTTCGGTTTTAATATTAGGAACCAAATTAACAGGAGATTCTCCCATTACAAGTGGTTTTACAGGAATATCATAATTAACTGGCTTTGTAGGGCCATGTTCCATAATCAATCCTACTACAATCGCACTAATAAAAATTGCAACCAATCCTACCCGACGAAGTATATCTTTCATAATATTTGTTTAGTTTTCTGCGTTTTTGCGAATCTGATCAAAAGTCAGAGTCTTCACTAGACTACCATCTTTAAAGATAATGTCAAGTTCATCTTTCAATTCAGGGTATTCATGACGTTGAACCGTCTGATATACACCATCTTTAATAATCAATTTAAGCAAACCCGATTTAGATTTCTTACCATGATCGGTGATAGGGTCTTTGAAGATATGAACAGGTTGACCGTCAACAATCGCATAAGACAGCTTACAAGCGAACTTAAAGGTGTCACGATCAACACCTTGAAGGAGTTTACCACCCATACCAAAGATGATATTTTCAATACTGAATCCGGCAGCGATAACCGCTTGAAGAATCGTATCAATAGATTGTAAATTAATACCATCCCCGTAAATGACACGAACTTTAGGATTCAAAACTTTAAACCCTTTTTCATTGGTTGTTCCACCAAAATCTTCCCATAGCCATTTAAGGGTCAACACTGCCATTGTGACAGGATCGCCACTGTCAGGACGAACCACGGTAGGTGCCGAACGAGAAAGAATTAATTCTTTTAAAATCTTACCAAAGATATTACGAACAGCATTCTCGTAATCATAGGAATCTGGTACAATCGAAATAATCTTATCACTAGGAACAGTAGTTAAGAAATGTGTATAAGCATTAACTTCACCTGCTTTAGTATAGATAGTGGTTGTGCTATGTTCAGAAGCAAAAACCGAATAACCCGTTGCACATTTTCCATAACGATGTTTTGCCCATCGCAAACCTTCCATATTATCCGTTCCATAATAATTTACAAGGTGTGCTGCGCCTCCAATTTCAGCCGATTCATGGCTAGAAACTCCCCGCGCACCGAAATCATTTAAGAAACAGATATTCATAGGGCCACCACAAATAGCACTATATTTCTTTTCCATATCTTTAATGACACTACTAACAGTACAAACTGTAGTACCATACCATCCGGCACGTAAGAGCATTGTTTCAATCCACGGAGCAAGCCATGCAAATTCTTCACCTTCTGCCTCAACGCTCATAAGAACGTTTTTCAATCCAACTCGTTTGCCTTCTTCAACTGCACGAACAGTGATTGGTAACTTGCCCCCATGTTCGGAAAGCAAATGCCGGAAAGCTTTCTCATTAAAATATTCATGAGTTTGGAAAACTTCGCCAAGCAATTCAACTGCTTCGTCAATCATCCATTCTTCAATGACTTGTCCAACAAGATAATCCATGCAGAAACCTTGATAACCAAAAGGACGAGTATAATCAATTCCTTCAATAGAACTGCCCCGTGCTTCTACATAAGTATGCATGAAGCTGGTCTTTTTCGGAATTTGTAGCCAGTGAGTATATTTATAGCAATCGCTATTTAAAATGATATTATGTTTAAGTCTGCTCATTGTTCCATTTTCTTTCTAAGTAAGGTATTTTTAATTGTGTTATTTTATCTTTTATTTTCTTTAATCCTTGTGAATTAATTAATACTGCTGAATATCCTCTGGCGGATATGTATATCTTATGATTGACACTATAATCGAGAAGAATGCCGTTTTGATGCAATCCTTTTCACCACGGAAACGCCAATCATCAATCTTAGTGCTTCCAATCGAATTTTTTAGTAAACATCTTCCACAAAACATTATGTTCATAGACGAAATCACTCGGAGTGAGGCTATCAATTTTGAACCATTTTACAGCTTCTACATCATCAGCCCCTTCCGGTTTACCAAATAAATATTTGGCAGAGAAGAATGCCGTTTTGATGCAATCCTTTTCACCACGGAAACGCCAATCATCAATCTTAGTGCTTCCAATATATTTAGGATCAGAGATTTCAATACCTGTTTCCTCTTGAACTTCGCGGCGTGCATCTTCTTCGAGGCTATTGCTACGGGGGTCACTAAAACCTCCTACAAAGCGCCATTTTGCTTCACGGGGTTTTTTAGCAAGTAGAAGTTCTGTTTCATCTTCATTAAGAATAGCAATATCAACCGTTTGATATGCCGTAGGATAGTGCTGCCCTGTAGCAGCAATAACACCCGCACGATAATCCTTAGATGACGGATAATTAACAATAATGCTTTTACGGACTTGTGAACCCGAAATAAAAATCTCTGATTCAAGTTCACATGTAGGATTCTTACCTTTATAATGTTTAAGGAAACTATCACGGGAACCGTATAGAGTAGCGGTTTGACCGGGGGCGGACCATTTAGCAATTTGTCTGTCAAGATTTGCTGACCAAACTTCATCACTACGATTATCATCAACATAGTGAACTTCTACATCAGGAAAATCATCATGGATCATTGCCGCACGATGTTTAAAATCTAAAGGAGCGTTTAATGTGTTACGTAAAGGAGAACACCCAAGAAAGATAATAATTCGTTCATGACGATCAATGACACTTTGAATAAGGTCTTTATGTGCTTCATGAAGCTCATGAACCATAAATCTCGCCACAATAATTCCGATGTCGTTTCTGTTTACTTTTTCTTTCATATATACATTCTATCACATGTTTACCTGCTAGTCAAATCAAATTGTGGTCTAAATCATACACTAAATTATCATAAGTGTTTTTAATAAATGCCATCATTAATTCATAAGGAACAGCATCATTAAAAGATGCCAAATTTAATGGATATTTTCCAGTGTTGATAACTAATTGTTTAGAACTCACGTAGGAGGTTAATGCATTAGTTAAAAATCTATTGGCTGCTGCACCATCTGATCCTTTTGCGAATTTTCCTATTGCTCCAAGAATACAATAAGTATCTCTTTGGTTTATATCAGTCCGTGAGTAATTAAAACGCATCCAATTAGATTTATTCCTAAACAATATCCATATTTTAGCAAGGATGATTGCTATATTTTCTAATTGTATTTTTCTGTTCATTATTCAACGAATTTAAGTCTCCCCATTAATCGGAGAGGTTGTTTGTTTTGTTCAACTGCGATCCAATTAGTAATTGCATTAGAATCTACAGCTTTACCACCATCTTTAGAATTAACCAATAGGGTGATATGTGGAATATCATTTGAAGAACGAATTTGAACTCCTTTAGGATGCACAATATCGGTCACTCTAAATGCTACGGCTTTGTGACTGATACCAATGGCATCAATAACAAGAATAAAAGAATGATTGTACACCGCATCTTCTTCTACAGTAGGCAACCCCATATGCAAAGTGCAATGATGGCATTTAACATCCCAATCAGGCAAGTTAAGCATTATAACGCGCTCTTTGATCTTATTCTGATCTTTTTCTTCTAAAACTATTGCAGTGTATCCCATAATATTTTATTCATGATTAAGCATCTTCTGCAACAGCCCTGATAAACGTTTCATAATTATAGCCAATGGGGTTTATCGCTTTCTGCACCTACTCCCACAAGGGCAAAATCTTCCTCTTCTTCTTCGATCTTCTCGACTGGAGCGAATCTATCAGAACGGAATCCTAATTCTTCCCTGCATCCTGTTTCGGTATAAGGGTCAATGTCATTAACAAGTTCTTCCAGAAGAACTTTAAATGTAACATTTTGATCTGCGGCAAACACATTAGTAGTGCCGATAGAGCATTCACGACAAGTATATACTTGTCCCTTTTTCGGAAGTTGTTTATAAAGGAACGCGATTTCTGGATGAATCTTGTCATCAACGCATACTAATTTTTCACCTGATTCATACATATATTTTATTGATTAATTGAAGAAGTTCTTTCGTATTTTGACCATGTTTTTTCGTAAAAAGCTTTTGACTGATATGTACCTGTCCACGGTTTAAGTTTTAATCTCATTTGATTAGCTTTTTCCATTAAGTATCGTCCTACGCCAAGTTTACGCCATTCAGGATATACCCATGTTCCGCAATTGCAAGCAACATTTTGGTCATTTATTTTTAAGACCATTAGGGTGCCGATAGGAATACCTTCACGGATAAGAAAAATAATGTTTTGAATATTATCAGGATTATTTATCCAGTACTGCATTGACCCATGTGTTGAATAGGTATGATGTGTTCGACACATTTTGATAGCACGACGAATACCATCTGGTGTGGAAAACGAACGAACATTAAAAATTCCGATATTATTATCAAACATACGTGGCTATATGTTAGCAGTTTTTAATCACTTGTCAACGACTAAATTTCTTTGAGTTGCATATCACCTTCCAATGTCTCCACAAAACATGTAGAATTTTCCACAAAATCTCCTGTATTATAGTAATTAACTTCTCCTAATTTTAATGTAGGGGTATGAATATGACCACATAAAATACTATCAACTTTATGATTTTTAGCATAATCAATCAAAGTGTCTTCAAATGAATTGACATATCCTACAACCTCTTTTGTTTTACTTTTAAGAAATTTGCTAAGCGACCAATATCCTAATCCAAATTTATGACGAATCAGATTAAACTTAACATTAAATTTGATTAAACTTTCATACAACATGCTACCAATCCACTGCAACCATTTATTGCATTTAATAATTCCGTCAAACTGGTGTCCATGAATAAGCATCACCCGTTCACCTTTAACCGTAGTATGGATATATTTTTCCTTGATAAAAATTTCCCCAAAACTTTGATTTTCAAATGAATATAAAAATTCATCATGATTGCCAATCAAGTAAACAATATTAACCCCTCTACGGGATAGTCGAAAAATCTTTTGAACGAAAGTGTTCGCATCTTCATGCCATTCAAATTTTCGTTTCAGCTTCCATCCGTCAATAATATCCCCAACTAGAAAAATATTTTCAAACTCATTATCTCTGATAAAATTGAGCAATTTCCATAACTTTGTATGTGATAAGCCTAGATGCACATCAGAAATAAATAATGATCTATATTTCATTGGTTAAAATTGTGAGAGTTGTTTTTCTAGCTTGCTGATACTTTCTTGCGAATACCAGATTTCGTCTTTATCTTGGCTGGTATAAATTCCTTCTTTAGTTTGAACCCGTGTATGGGGAGATAGAATTAACACCTTTGGTTGGTAGATATTTTGCCCCACTTGAGAATGAGTACAGGAGACTAAAAATAGGATTAAAAATAATTTTTTCATATTATGGATGCTGTGCCTTCCAATCGTCTAGGAATAGTTTTTTCTTTTTTTGCGTTTCGATAACTTCGTTCATAACATCATCTGCTTCCTGTTGTGATTTGCTATCTGCATTTTTTCTTAAACTCTCACGTTTTTCGCTTAATTTATGTAAGGTTGTTTCAAAAGAATTAATAATATCGAAAAATAATGACTGATTTTTTAACTTATAAAATTGTATCAATAATTGTAGTAAAGCAGAAATCATTTCAATAATACCCATTACGGTATTTACTTTAAATAATTAATAAACCCATCCCATAAATCTTTAAAAATAATTTTAATAGAACCATAATCATCGAGCAACAATGCATCTTGTAAATCTTTATGTTTACACATGAACAATGATATAACTTCTGAACTGCATGTATATACCTCGTCAAAAATATCATAATCCTCTAAACGTCTAATATCGTCGCAACTATTCAGCTTAATATCCATCCATCCATCACCCTTTGACAGTGCAAGATATAATGCTAAGGAGGATGAACCGAATTTATAGACTAATCTACGGGGTCGAATGCATTCAGGGCATACTATATCCCATCCTTCCTTCTGAGATAGAAGGTTTTTAATAACATTCAATAAAGAACTATCAATTTGAGGCATACCTGACTATTTTACACTATCATAGATAGTTGTCAAAACATATCTGCAATATCTTCTTCAGAAATATCATTGTTAATAGAATTTAATTTATAACTGGTGATAGTGTGTGATTCTTGTGGCGCAACTTGTGTTCTCACTTCGTTACCTTCCCCGTCAGTACCAAAATAGGGATTGATCCATGATCCGAGAGGATTACGTTTAGTCTCAAATATTTTACGATACCCAATAGATTGTAGTCTATTGTTTGCAATCCATTCGATATAAGAATCAAGAATATCCGCATTCAATCCAATCATGTTTCCCTTGGAGAAAATATATGCAGACCAAACCTTTTCAGCCTGTACTGCTTCACCAAATGCAGTATAAACCTTGTCTTCAAAGGAGGAATTATTAATTAAATCATAAAAACCTTCTTCTTCATTCTTTTTTAAGATTGAGAAAATATTTTGGAAGTTTGCAACGTGTAGATTTTCATCACGCGCAATCTCTTTAACAATATCCGCCGATTTAAACCCAAACTTTGAACCAAAATAGAAACTGGTTACAAAGCTCGTATAGAATAAAACACCTTCCGTGATATAATTCTGAATAACAGTATTGAGAATATCTGTTTTCTTATCAGAATTATCGTCTTCAAATAACTGATCATATGCAGTCACAATCGTTTGTGCTCTATCAGTGATATTCTTATCTTGTAAAATGGAATCAAAGAACTGTGTCATGTTCTTATCCATCAATGATTTAAGGATATGTGTGTAGGAGAACGAATGAATAGAAGTCTCACAGAATGAATGAACTGATAGAGAATCTTCTAATTCTTCATTTGTTACATTCTGTTTAAGGACATCCAAGCCTCTCATCAACAACGAGTCAATAAGAGTTTGGACGCGGAGATTTGTGTCAAAAATAAACCGCTCCGTTTCCGATAGTCCCCGATATTTAGGACGATCTTCTAAGAGACTGATTCGTTCAGGCATCCATAAGAACTGCTTCTGTTTCCGTGCCAATTCAGCAAATACAGGATATTTAGGATTATCATATCTTTGGATTCCAAGAGGATCGCCCAAAAATAGAATGTTGTTCTTCCGAGGTTCAAAATTAAATATAGTTCTTTTCATAAATTAAACTTGGCAAGCCCCACTTTCACATCCGCCTGAAACATCTGATAAATTATGCACATTACCGTCATCAGAATTTGTATAATAAATCGTCTTGAGTCCCCATTTATATGCATTTGCCATATCTCTTAAAATAACAGGGGAAGGAATCTGTCCCTTATCATATAGGGAATAGTTATAATTAAGGTTAGTTGATATTCCCAT